TTGCGAACTGACCAGTTGATCACCCTGCCGCTCCTGCCGAGTGAGGCGATCCGGGCGGCAATCCTCGCGCCCTATCGTGGTCTGACCTTTATTGATCGCTTCGCGGATGCGCGCGATGATTTCGTGAGGCGCATCCGCCGGGCAATCGTCCAATCGCAGATCGAGGGTGATACGATTTACCAGGCACAGAAACGGATCGCGGATGCACTGGGGATCAACATCGGGCGGCGCACAAAACTAGCACGCCTGGCAAATCAGGGGCTTTTCAACCGAACCGAGATGATCGCCCGAACCGAAATTCTGCGTTCATCCAATCTGGGCGCGATGCAAATTTACCTTGAGAATCGGGATACGATTAAGGGTTGGCAATGGCTGCTGACATTCGACGAACGCACCTGCGAAATATGTATCGGCAAGAACGCGGGCAATAAGGTTTACACATTCGAACAGCGCGAAACGCCGCCGGCTCATCCGCGCTGCCGATGCACTATCGTTCCGGTATTGCACGATGGCGCATTGGAGCGCAACATCGCAGGCGAGCGGATGACCTATGACCAATGGGCTGGGTCGCGCGGATTGCAAGGCGCGGACGGTAGCGTGATGCGAATGCGCGGGCGGCCTGCTCCGAAATCCAGGAGCACGGCGGCGGCACAAGCCGCACCGGGGGTTTACCCGGCATGATTGATTCAATGGCCGCGCCCATCCATCAGGATTGGTATTTTCACGAACGGTCACAGACTGGCCTGATGATCGTGGCACGCTCCGGGGCATTATTGTTCCGATTCGATCCGCAGACGAACACGATCTTTTCGTGGGATAAGCACGCCAAGCGCGAGGTTAGTATTCGGTTAGAGGACTTGACGAATTGGGCGAATCAGTAATACAATCGCATAGGCACAGAACCGCAGAGCCGCAGCAACGAGAGCCGCGCCGGGATCGCATCCGGGGCGGCTCTTTTCGTTGCGGAGGATAACATGCCATACAAAGCATTCAAGCAAGGCGGCAAATTCGCAGTCCACAAGATCGGCCCGGATGGTGGGCCGATGGGCGCGGCAATGGGGATGCATGACACGATGGACGCGGCCAATAAGCAAGTGGCGGCGTTATACGTATCAGAAAAGAAAAAGCCCAAGCGCGCCGCCGAAAGTGAACGCCTTGAAGAGAGAGAATTCAGCGGCGAGCAGCGTGAGAAACTTGCGGGCAAAGGCGCGGCGATGGAAGACGGCTCATTCCCCATCGTCAACCGGGGCGATCTGGAGAATGCCATCCGCGCAATTGGCCGCGCCAAAGACCCGGCAGCGGCAAAGGCACACATTAAAAAGCGCGCGCGCGCATTGGGCTTGACTGACTTGCTGCCGGAGAAATGGCGCGAATCCGAGACCGGCCTGCGAACCGGCTACTTCCGCGAACTCGTCAGCCTGGCCGAATCTAGCCTTGACGCAGCCGAATTCGTCGCCAAAGGCGTGACGATTATCACGCCGGGTTTTTCGAAGAATATCGACCGCGCTGGTCGCCCGCGCTATTATCCACGCGCCACGCTCACCGCCGCATTGCGCGCCTTCGAGGGCGCGCCGGCCTTTGCTAATCATCCGCGCCGTGATGATGCCGAACAACTCCCGGAACGCGACATCCGGGATAAAGTAGGCTATTACGAGCATATCCAACAGTCTCTTGATGATGGGCGCATTATCGGCGACTTCCGCGTAATCGGTGAGGCGCGTCAATGGCTATGGCCGATGATTGCCGAGACGAAACGCAAGCCTGATTACGTGGAATTGTCGATCAATGCGCTGGGTCAAACGCGGCTCGGCGAGGCTGAAGGCAAACAAGCTGTCATCGTTGAGGGCATCGTTAAGGCAAACAGCGTCGATGTCGTGACACGCGGCGCGGCGGGTGGCACATTCTCTGGTGCGCTATTGGCCTCCAATGGCGATGATCTGACGCATGATCTACTCTCCGCGATGACCTTCGAGGAGTGGCGCGAAGCCAACCCCGATCATCTAAAGCAACTGAAACGCGAATGGCAATCTGCGCGCGATTCAAAGGCGCTCGAAGAAACACGCGCCGAACTCGAATCGATGCGCTTGCAATTGACCGCACTGCAAGAGACAAGCCGGGCGGATAAGGATGCGTTGGCAAAATACCAGCGCATCGAGGCCGCCGACAGGCTGCTCTCTGCCAGCAGCATCCCGGTCAAACTGCGTGAGGCAATCCGGCCCGAACTGTTGAACCAAGACGAAGCGGGCATGGCCGCGATCATTGCGCGCGAATCGGCGAAATATGCCGCCGCGCCCAAAGCGCCGCCGCCCGTTTCGGGTTCTGGTCAACGCTCGGAATCCAGATCAACGCAGGCGACAATCGCGCCCGCGCCGGTATTCGAGGCGTTGGGTATCCGTGATACGCGCCTTGTGCCGCTGCCGAACGAATCTCCGGAGCAATGGCATCAGCGCGTCAAGCAACTCTAAAGGGAGGTCAACCCTATGGCGACAGCCATATTCGGCAACCCAATGTTGTGGGAAGATGACCGGATCATCTATGTCTCTGCCCACGGCACGACTGCCATCACCAAAGGCGACTGGGTGCAATATTCCGGCGCGGTCGGATCATGGCTCAATAAGGATGCGAGTCCAGCGTTCCGCACCAGCGGCGTCGGTATTGCACTCTCGAATAACCCGATCTATGACGAGCTGGGTCGGGCGCTCAACAACTCGGCGCTGCCCGTGCTGCGGCGCGGGATCATCCGCGTATCGGGCGGCAACAGTGGCACGCCGCCGCTGGGCGCGGCAGTCTATCCCGCCACGACTGCAAGCGGCATCGTCGGGCAGACCGGCGCAACCGGTGTGGGAGCGGTGTGGGTTACTGCGCCACGCCAGGGCATCAGCGCCGGGCCAACCGGTGCGCTCGCATCCGGCGTCGGCATCGTCATCAGAGTGCCACTGGCCGGAGATGTATCGGCTGCACAGTGGGATGTGCACTTCGACGCGACCAAAGCCTGGGGCTACTTCTAAGGGGGAATAGCGATGTCACTCACAAGCAAGATCATCGACATCCTTGACCCCCAAAGCGGGCGGCTCAAGGAGACCGTGCTGACCGACAACGAAACTGCGCCGCGCGTCAACCTGTTCGAGGCCAAAGGCGGACGGCGCATGACGCTTCAAGAGGCCACGATGACCGCCGACTTCCCGATGTTGCTGCGCGATGGCATCCGCACGATCGCATTCGACCGTTACATGGCGACACCCGTCACTTGGAATCAGTGGGCGGATGTCCTACCGAGCGATAAGGCCAGCGAAGACTGGCTCGAAGAGAATTCGTTCGGCGAGTTTCCGGTCGTGCACGAGAACACGCAATATCCGGAAGTCAAGGAAGACCTGGATCGGACGCTGAACATCCGCAACTACAAGCGCGGCATGATTGTCTCTGTTACCGAAGAGATGATCCGCTTCAACAAGGTTGGTCTGCTCACAAAGCGCGCGGCTAAACTCGGACGCGCGGCGGCTAACACGCGCGAGCAATCCTGCTACACAGTGCTGACCACGGCAGGCAACTATGTTCGCAACAGCACGACCAGCGACAATGACATCGGCGCAAACACGGCGGCGACGACCTTCAGCGCGACCGGTCTCAATACCGCACTGACGGTACTCCGCACGATGAAGGATCGCAAGTCCGGCGCTTACCTGGGCGTCAACCCGGATTTGCTCATCGTCGCGCCGCGCCTCGAAGCGGCGGCGAAGCAACTGCTTCTGTCGCCGTTCCTGATGGGCATCGGCGACGCGGTGAGCGCCGTGACGTATGGACAAGGCACAACCAATCCGTTCCGGGGATTGGTCAATCGGATCATCGTCTCGCCGCGCCTCGGTACATCCTATCAATGGGTGCTGATGGAGGCGAAGCAGGCCGTCGTGCTGCAAGAAGTCGAGGGCTTCCAGATTTTCCAGGAGTCCGCGCAGCGTATCGAGCACGAAGGCTGGTTCACCTATGACGTGATCCGCTACAAGGCACGTGACTGGTTCGGTGTCGGCATGTTGAATGACCGGTACGCGTACTACAGCAGCAGCACGACCGCGCCGACGGTCGATTAGCACAATCGAATAGTCAATCGTGGGGTGGGGGGTGTGTATCCCCCCACCCTACCCGGAGAGAGGAACATGGACGACAAGAAACTGATCAAGTTCATCGAGGCGGCACTCAGCAATCCGGCGCACCCGATCTATAAGGCGGGCATGGTTCATTCACCCGCGCTCCAGCATTACGCCGTCAACGTATCAATCCTCGGCGCGCTGACGGGTGAGCAATGGGTGAAAGAGAATTTCCAGGGCCATGCGGAGAAGATCAATACCGTGATGGAATTGATCGAAGCCGAATCAGCCGCGCCTGTTGCGCCCGCCGCGCCTGCAACGCCCGTCATGCAACCTGATCCGGTCGCCGCGATGCGCGCCGAATTGGATGCGCTGAAGGCTGAAATCAAGGCGATGGCGACGCCTCCTGCGCCCGATACCGACAAGCCGAAAGATGACGACGAGGAAGATGACGACGAAGGCGACAAATAGGAGGCGCGATGCCTGGCGATTACGGTGAGATCAAGATCATCACAGCGACGATTGCCAGCGGCGCGGGCACGGCGAGCGGCGTGTTTCCCGGCGGCTTCCGATACATCAATCTTTTCATTCCGACACTGACATCTGCCGCGATTTCATTCGTCGGCGAAACGGCGCGCTCGGCGAATTCAGCCGTCGCCCAGGCATTCGCCCCATTCCGCACGACAGCCGGCACGCTCATCAGCGCCGCGCCGCCGGGCGGGATCACGGCGATGTGGCTGGCGAGCGATAATCTGGATTTCCTGCGCGGCTTCGCGGGCGAGGTGCGAATTAGTGCGGCGGCGGCACAGGCTGCAAACCGTGATTTCGTTTGGCATCTGAAAGGCTAATCCATGCCGCTCACGATCGCGCAGCAGGTGCGCTTGAGAATCAGCGACCGCTGGCGCTATGCGTCCGAAGTGCGCTATGGTGATGGTAGCGGCTCGGCATTCAAGTTGGCGCAGGGTGCGCCATTTAGCAATCTCAATAGTGGCGCATCGGCGCTGGTTGCCACGACTGCCGGCTGGAGTGCATCGGGCGCGACCTTTAACACGGCGCTCGGCGTGCTGACATTCAGCGCAATCGTTTCGGCCAACAGTGCATGGCAAGCGGTGTATGAATGGGCCGTGTTTTCCGAAGAAGAGATCGGTCAGTTCACCGCCGTGGGCGCAGGCGTACCGGGCGCGGCGCTAGAAGCCGTGCGAACGCTGATGTTCGATGGCCTGCGCCGAGCGCGCTGGCACGCGGCGGACGGCACGATCTATGATGATACCGCCGCGCTCAAGCATTTGGCCGATATGCAAGACCGCCTGGAGAAGGAAGCCGAAGATATACCAGCGGGGGGGA